AAAGGATTGATTTACAAGATTCCTTACCTTCGAGAGATTACTCTCTTTCGGGCCTGTTTCTTGTCTTGCCACATTTTGGGAGGCGAACCCATTCTTATGAATGGATCCACTTTCCAAGACGACGCAAAAATTCCTGTTACGACGAACAATCGTCGTATATCTTTCTCAAACTGAGGAAGACCAGGGGAAATACTATTTCCTTGATTTTGAAATTGTTGAAGTGCACCGGCTTTCATCCAATTAGCTCCTAATCGGAGATCTAATATAGGTGGAACACGATACATCTCAAGGACGAAATCAGTCAGGTACTTAGTGACACTGAAGGAACCATCCTCTCGATATCCCCAGGAGATAGTAGCTGTTTTCAGCTGCTCTGAGGATCTTCTCACCATTTCAGAGTAACCTATAATGAGAGGTGCCCAAAAACCACCGACACTAACTTTAGGGTTAGATCGGTCCAAAGACTGTACGAGATAAGAGGTATTAATACCTGCCATCTCGACTCTCTTGATTTTGGCTGCTACCTTATTCAATCCTTCAGGAGAGAAGACGTATTTATTACCCTTCACACGAAGGGCAGTTTTTACCTCCTCAACTAAAGGTTGAATAGAAGCAAGAATTTCATCACATCTAGCATGATGCTCGAGTAATTTCTTTCTCAAACGAGAATGCAATAACTCAAGTAACACAACTTGGTGTGAAACCCTCTTTGTAGGATGACGAGGAATCGACGTAAGAACGTTAGGATCTAACTCTTCATGAACTATCGTATGAGACAACATAGAAGCAGTAGGATAAAACCCACTGATTCCATCTTGAATATCAAGACTATTTCTGCCAGAAGGCTGGAGTAGTGTTCTCAATACTTGTTTTCCGAAAGGAGAATAAGTACCACGCGTTAGTAATGGAGTTTCGAATTCCCACGATTTGTGTGAGAAGAAACATCTAAAAAGGTTTGATAAACCTTCTTCAATGTAACCCCTATTAACAAATCGGTAAGCTAGTTCCAATCTCCGCGTAAAAGTGGAAGACTGGATGACCTCTCTTAAAGAGACAGGACTCAAGTTAACGCCTTCAGTGGTGTAAACTTGACTAGCAAAATTACATATTTTAGATTCCGGGTAAGACTTAACTAAAGAAATTGGAATTCCAAATTCTTTACAAACTTGCAGATAAGATTCTGCGAGTAGTTTGTCAGAGAAGACAATGTCATCTCCTAAAACTAAG